TACGACAGGTTTGACCGTGCCAAGCATGTTGCCGATGTTGATGATGATCCGTTAGGTGAAGAGCCGCTGAGGATAGGGATCGACTTCAATGTGAACAATATGAATGCAGTGGTCGCGATCCGGTCTGGCAATGCCCTGCATTTCATCGATGAGATCAGCGGTGCCCATGACACTGATGCCTTGGCACAGGAGATCTGCACTCGCTATCCAGGCCGGACGCTTTACGGTTACCCAGACGCATCAGGTGGCAACCGCTCGACTAATGCGACCAAAACCGATCTGGAGATATTGGCCAGTTATGGCATTAGCAACCAATCGCCTAAAGCAAACCCCAGGGTCGCTGATCGGGTTTCTGCTTTTCAAGGTGCTTTGGAGAACGGGAAAAACGAAATCAGGATCCAGATCAACCCACGATGCAAACGGCTGATCGAATGCCTAGAGCTGCAGGCATACAACGAACGCATGGAGCCTGACAAGGAATCGGGGCACGATCACATGAATGACGCGGCAGGGTATCTCGTATGGCGTGAGCTGAACCCACTGCACCGCAGGGCCGGCCGTGGCACCGGCATTAGACTGTATTAACAAAACATTGAACAATGGCCAAGCGCCGGAAGCCCAAACGCCGCAGGAGCTGACCTGCTACGCTCAGCACGTTGCCTGAGTTAATGGGTCTCAGGTTTCACTGCCAAGTGGGTTCAAAGCCTCAGCGAGTCGGGCCGCTGGGGCTTTTTAATGCCTATACGCATCCGCTGCTTTCCTTGCATTCGCTCGCTGCAGCTGCTTACGGTGCGATTCCACCAGGTGCATTGACGACACGTTGCAACAGCTGGTAAGCCCATCTTGAGTCAGGCACACCCTCACGCAATCGTCTGCGGTGGCGCTTACGTCCAGATCGTCCATGGCTCTTTTGATGCCTCTTGCTAAGTTAGGGCCGAACCCATCCCCAGCATCATGGAAGAATTTCTGAACGCCCTCGACGACCTGATCGCAGAAACTGAAGGGCTCAGCGTGATTGAGCTTGTAGGCGCTTTGGAACTAGCCAAAAACGACATCATCGCCGGGCTTGCAGTGGCTGAGCTGCTGACTGAAGACGGTGAAGAGGCAACAGCATGACCCGGCCTGTCGTAACCGCTGTGGGCCGTTTGCTGCAGCCAAAACACGGTGAACCGCGAAAGCATCAGCTGATTCAAGTTGATGCGAATGGCCGCGCCAAAATTATCAAAGATCAGCCGGCTTAAACTGTTAGCAAAAGGCGGCTGCAGCATTGGGCTATCAATCAACGGCAAGGAATAGAACTAAAACCTCAAAGGTCGTAAATGTCTACGACCCGAATCAAGCATGGATCGATCAGGAGCCACACTGGGAGCTGATCGAATGCCTGCTGACGGGCACCTATGGCATCAGGAAAGAGGGGCGTAAGTACCTGCCGCAGGAACCGCGTGAGCAAGATGATGCCTATCAGAACAGATTGCTGCGCAGCACGCTGCAACCGTATTACGTCAGGCTTGAGCGGCTACTGGCTGGGATGCTCACCCGGAAGCCGGTAAAGCTGAACGACATCAGTGATGGCATTCGTGAGGACTTATTTGATGTTGACCGGCAGGGCAATGACCTGAACACATGGGTGTATGAAACAGCCCGTAAGGCGATCCGCTATGGCCATGTGGGCGTTTTGGTTGATGCGCCAACAGATGGCAACGGCAGGCCCTATTGGTGCAGCTACACGCCAAGGGACATTTTAGGCTGGCGCACTGAAACGCAAGATGGCAAGCCTCGGCTTGTTCAGCTCAGGCTAAAAGAACAGGTAACCGAGCCTGATGGAGAATACGGCGAAAAAACAGTCAACCAAGTCAGAGTATTGACGCCAGGCAATTATGAAATCTTCAGGCAAGATGACAAAAAGGATTACACATTATTCGAGGAAGGCACAACAAGCTTAAACGAAATACCGTTTTCAGTTGCATACAGCAACCGCGTGAATTATCTACAATCAAAGCCACCGATGGAAGACATTGGTGAATTAAACATCAAGGCGTATCAAGTTCAATCAGATTTAGACAACATCTTGCATGTTGCGGCAGTTCCAATGCTGGCAATTTTTGGATTCCCGCAATCAGCCGAAGAGATCACGGCGGGCCCCAATGAAGCGATGGCACTGCCTGAAGGCGCATCGGCGCAGTACATCGAGCCGGGTGGGGCAAGCTTCAACGCATTGTTCCAGCGGCTGGATCAGATCGAAAAGCAGATCAATGAGCTAGGTCTGGCCAGTGTGCTGGGCCAAAAGCTTTCAGCCGAAACAGCCGAGTCGAAACGCATCGATCGCAGCCAGGGCGATTCCACGATGATGGTGATCGCCCAAAATATGCAGGACATGATCGACAATTGCCTGCGGTTTCATGCTGATTATCTAAACGACGCATCACCCGGCAGCGCATTGATCAACAGGGACTTCATGGGCGCTCGCATGGACCCTGGCGAGATTAAGGCGTTGCTTGAGCTCTACTTGGCCGGCACCATCACTCAATCGACGATGCTGACCCAGCTAGAGGCCGGGGAAGTGCTTGGTGATTCGTTCGACCTCGAAGAAGAGCTGGAGGCAACGGCTGCTGGTGGCCTGCAGGAATGAGCACACCGTCTGAGTTCTATCGTCATGCCGTCGATCTGAACAGGTTCAGCAATGCTGAGGCCAAACAGATCGCGATTGCTTACAACCGATTGATTCTGCAGGCTGTCGCAGATCTGCAAATCTTGGTCGAAGATGAGCGAGCCTTTGACCGTCAGACACGTCTTAGGGAGATCGTTCGGCAGCTACGGGCAAGCCTCGACAACTGGGCTGGCGAAAGCTCCGCACTGCTGGCAGGTGAGCTGCAGGACCTGGCCGTATTTGAGGAGCAGTTCATCAGGGCGCAGCTGCTGGAGATGGTGCCAGAGCGGCTAGCTGATCAGGTGAGAGCGCTGCAGATCGATCCGGCTTTTGCTCGCGCTGTCGTAATGACAGATCCAATCGAGATCGGCCTGAATGTTCTGTCTGATGACCTGCTGGAAGCCGTAGGGCCATCACCGGCAACATTCAGGCTGACAGCAACACAGGGTGCTCAGATCACGTTGCCGAATGGCTCAACCGTATCGAAAGCATTCAGGGGGATCGCTGAATCTCAAGCTGAGCTGTTTACGAAAACCGTGCAGTCTGGATTCCTAGCGGGCGACTCAGGGCCGCAGATGGCGAAACGCCTAAAGGGCCGTTTGAAATTTGCTGATTTTGGGCCGCTATCAGTTCGGCAACTAGCGCAGGCAGGGGGGCAGCTCACAGCAGTGGCCAATCATCAGGTAAACACGCTGGTTAGGACAAGCGTCAATCAGGTGGCAAATGCGATCAGCCAAGCCACCTACAAGGCAAATGCTGAGATTACCGAGAAATACAAATATGTCGCGACGCTGGATTCACGAACCTCGGCACGCTGCAGGGCATTAGATCAACAGGTGTTTGAGTACGGCAAGGGGCCGACGCCACCGCTTCATTTCGGCTGCAGATCGGCGACCGTGCCAGAGATCGATTATGCAGCGCTTGGGATGCCTGAGCCACCACCTAGCGCTATACGCAGGCCGGGCATCATCTCAGGGCCGATGAGCAAAGCAGCAAAGACGCGGACGGTGCCAGCGAATCAATCGTATGGGGAATGGTTGCAGGAACAAGGCGACAATGTGAAGCGCGATGTTTTAGGGCCGAGCAGGATCCCTTATTGGAACAAGCTGGTGAAGAAATACGGGCCAGAGGATGCAATCCGTAAGTTTGTTGCAGGTGATGGCTCAGAGCTGACATTGAAGCAGCTCAAGGCACGGTACGGGCAACCCTAGAATCAAAGCAACGGGAGCCATTCAAATGAAGTATTCAGCAGGCATGAAGAAGGGCATGAAGAAGGGCATGAAGAAAGGAACCAAAAAAGGCATGAAGAAAGGAATGAAGAAGTGAGAAAAGGGCAGCGAGTCAGCTGGGTTTATCAAGGAAAACGGACGTTTGGCACTGTTACCGCAATGGGCGGGGCCAGGGCAGCGATCAAGGGCCCCAAAGGTGGCAACATCGTCAGGGTCGGCACTGCTGACGATCCAGTGATCAAGGTCAAGTCAGAATCGACAGGCAACCCAGTCTTAAAGCGTCGATCACAGTTGAAGGCAGCACCAAAGAAGAAGTGAGCATCAAGCGCGGCGGCCATACGTTCGAGGGTTATGACAAGCCGATCCGAACGCCAAGCCATCCCAGCGGCAAAAGCCACGCTGTAGTGGTGAAGGCGGACGGCAAACCAAAGCTGATTCGGTTTGGTATGCAAGGTGCAAAGCCAAAGCCGCCACGTAAAGGTGAGTCAGCTGCTGATAAAGCAAAACGCGCATCATTCAAAGCGCGACATGCGAAAAACATCGCCAAAGGCAAAACTTCTGCAGCCTATTGGGCGAATAAAGTAAAGTGGTGAGGCAAATAAGCCTTACGGGTTTCACATGACCGACGAGATTACGTCTCAAGAGCAAGAACAACCAACAGCCGATGTTGAAGCACTGAAGAAAAGCGTTGAAGCATTAGAGCGCAAGAATTATGAGCTGATAGGCAAGCTAAACAAAGCGAAGGCAGCTGATGTTGACGTTCAGGCGTTG